GTTGGAGTTTACAAGGAGTAGCTCAGAAAGTGAGAGAAATTTTATTAGAATATAAACGATTTAAAATGATATATCCTAGTATTTTGGAGAAAGAGGCTTTAGAATTGATTAAGTTAAGTTGGCTATTTTCTGCCCAAACAGATGCTAATTCTTATTATCAATTAATTACTGGCTTAAATCCTTATACTAATGTTTATAATGCAGCAGTGAAACATCCGGTTATGGAAATGAATCATACTTGGATTAAGTATATGATGTTAGGAGTGGTTTGTTGCGGAGGTTTATTATTGTGTAGACGCTGGATGCCAAGAATACAATCTACTTTATGGAAATATGTCAAACCGTGTAGTTTGTTTGGGACTAAATTGTACCAGCGTTGTTTAGTGGCTCCTTGCGTGGAAGAAATTTTGAAAAGCACTTGGTTAGGAACAGGAGTAGTTGCAGCTACAGAAGCGGCAGAGACTACGTCTATAGTACCCTTAGTAATACATCCTGTTATGAGATGGTTGTTGCCTGGATTGAAAGAGCGTGTTTTAGTACATGCAGGGTTTAATTTGCATCCTGGTATTGGTTTGGCTATGTGTTTGGCGGTAAAAATGTTACCTAAGCAAAAAGGGGTTTGGACGGAATATAAACGAACGACGTATGAAAGTGATTGGTCTCAAAGAGAGACATTGCAGGAAGTAGTAGTAGAAACTCCTGATATTCAGGAGATGTATCTTAGTAGACAAGTGGTGCCTAAGATAGCAAAAACTTTAGAGATGGATACTAACATGAGGATGGTGACTGATATAATTCCTACAGTCCACCCTACAGAAAGAGTTTATATGTGGTTAGCGACAAATCAACCTGTTTATGCACCTGATAGAGGAGATGGTATGGTAATGGCGGCTTTACAAGCTAGAGTATTGAAGAAACCGCCTTTGGAACCAATAATTCAACGGAATAATTGGAAGGAGGTGCATTTAGATGAATTTTTCCCTTGTAATATTCCTATACAATATGATTGTTTAGGTTGGTTACAACATTATTTAGATAAACATGATAAGCGAAGATTTAGATTATATGAACAGACTTATCGTTTATATGAGGATAAAGGGCCTGTAGGTCCGCACGTGATTAAAGTGTTTGCGAAGACTGATGAAGTATTATTAAAAATAGGCGAATTGAAACCTCGGATAATAGCTAATGTACCGCCAATGGTGCAGGTGCAAGCCGCTCCCTACATAAGAGAAGCGAGTAAATATTTACATACAATATGGAATATAGAGCATATATATGAGTATGGAAATCAAACGTGGGTTTTGGTTTATGGAGTTGGTTTGCACGATAATGAATTGGATAAATGGATGGAATTTGTATTAGCCAATCCACAACATAATCATATAATAGTTGCAGGCGATGATTCTGTTGTTTTTAGTGCAGGTAAATGGATTTGTGCAGATGCTTCTTCTTATGATCAATCGCAATCTTTCGGGCCTTTAGAGTACCAGAGGCATCAGATGGTGCGATTAGGAGTAGATCAACAGGTTTGTGATCTTTTGAATGAGGTTTCGAGTTGGCCGTATGTTTACACGTGTGCAGCAGGG